ACTTTTAAAGTATCTTTCCCCATTTACAATGCTCCGTATCATAGAACTCACAAAACTTACAAGCACTACCTGGTTTTGCTGGATAGTTTCTATCTATTCTATGGTTTCCTTTTGAATCAAATATCAATTCACGAAATTCATGAAATGCCTTCATAGTTTTATTAACACTTGGTTTTCCATGTGGTGGCTCAAATCTTTGTAATCGACTAATTGGAAAATCTGATTTCTTTGCTATCTTTCGTTTCAATATCAAAAAATACACATTAATTTTATCAAGTGGTACATTAAACTTTTCCGAATAAAATTGTTTATAAAGTAATAATTGAGACTTCTTATAAAAGTTTTTCTTTTGAATATGCCACCACCCACGAGTAGCAGTTTTCAAATCAATAATCGTAATAGTGCCAGAAATTTTATTTCTCAATACTACATCTAAATAACTCTTTAATTGAACACCCTCCTGAATATCCATAAAGATAGGAACTTCAACACCAATCAATTCATAATTCTGTTTCATAAAATACCTATTACGATGTTTATGAAAATGTTTTATTATCTCAACGCCATCTTGATAGAACTCTGCCATATCTTTTTGCTCACATGGTAAAGCATTTAACTTTTCTTTTAGGTCATTAAACTCTTTAATCATCTCTTCTTTCAATCTAGTTTCTAAATCAAGTTTTTCAGCGTCTACTATTGATTTATTATACATCGTGACTAAATACTCTTGAATCACCGTGTGCATAGCAGAACCAAACAAGGTGTATATATTACCGCCAGATAGACTTAATTCGTCTATATAACGAAGTTTCCACTTTAAGTTACAATCGTTATAGGTTGTGAATTGTGAATGTGAAATTGATTTCATACTATTTCGTCAACTAGACCATATCCCAAACAAGTTTCAGCATCCCACAACAAATCGTGTTTCAATATTTCATCAAGTTTTTTCATCGGTAATTTCGTATATTTCTTATAGACATTTTTAATCGTTTTCATCATTAAATCAAGATTTTGTTTCTCATCTTCAAATTCGGAATACTTCCCCCAAAAATTACCTGATAATTGATGTATCAACATATAAGAATTTCTACTCATGTATCGTTTTTCACCTACTACTGAAAGAAATGTAGCTGCACTTGCTGCAAATCCATCTACATAAGTATGAACTGAAACTTTACATCTCAATATCGTATCCATAGATGAAATACCCGCAGTAATTGAACCGCCACCTGAATTAATAAATAACTTGATTGATGGTGGTAATATACCCAAATTATTTGATAAAGTCAATGCTTTACTTTCCAACTCTCCAATTTTTTTATTCAATTCAACAGCAGAATCCCTATTAACTCCAGCATAATAATAAATTTTATTTTCATGTACTGAAATATGTTTTTCAGTTGGTGTATTCTGTGCATCCTTCTTTTGTGGTGGTTTCTTTTCACCCCAATATTTATCATTCATTATTTACCCCACTTCCCTCTACTGACAATTGTTGCCATGATACCATAATTAGATACATCAAGATAAGCATCTTCTAATGGTTCATCCTTTATAGCAGATTTTTTATTACCAAGTAAAAGTGTCTTCACTCTTTGTAATTTATCATTCATCCTAAACCACAACCCAGTCAAAGACAACTTTACTTCCTCTGGTGTTTGTAATTGTGTTCCAACACTTATGTTACCTGGACCATAGTCATGTTGCTTATGTAAGAACAATTCATATTGTTCTCTCTGAATCTCTTTAAACTCCCGTGTCATCTCTGGCCACTCTAGTTCCATTTGTTTTACAATCGAAAGACTTCTCATTTCAACATCTTCTATAGGGTCTTTAACTTGAATTTCCAATTCTCTTTCTTTTATTTCCATTTTATACTCCTATTTTACTATTAAATGTGATAATTGTATTACAATAATTACTAATGATAAAAATAAAGTAATCCATGTTCTCATATCAGGTGTTTCATTTAAAATAAACCAAGTAAACACACCAAAGACCATTGTTGCCATGCCAAATCCCATCGGTCTAACATACCAATAATTTTGAAAATACTCATAATACCACCGTGTACCATAATAAAAACAAAAACTTATAGGTATACCACCTAACAATATCCACCAAAAACTTTTTGCCCATTCATATTTAAATTGCCCTTGCATATGAAACCAAGCCCAAATATGTCCTACGAGTGATATCCCCAACGCCATCAATAATTTATTCACCTAACTTTCATTTCCTTTATTTCTTTATCTGACTTTCCAAACTTTTTCACCAATAATATTAAATCGTCTTTTAACATTAAATCATAATATTCAGCAGCCTGATGTTTACTTACTTCAAAGTACTTCATGATAAAAGGAACAACTAAATCATTTGTCCTTTCTTTCTTACCACTCATATATTTCAAGTAAGTCTTTTTCTTCGGTAGTAAATTACAATAAAATTGATACGCCGCTTTACGTGGCATAACTTCTATCGTGTACTTCTGAAAGTAATTTACAAATGGTAAAAAATCATCATTCATACTTAAATAACGATTTACCATATATGGGCTAAACTTCTTTTTGTCGGCATCCAAAAAATCATCCCAATTTCTTTTGCCGACAAATAACTCATCTATCCAAAGAAAAAGAGTTGCTTTTGTTACCTCACCCTTTTTATTTTTAAATAAGTTCATCTATATCACCACCTAAAGGTAACAACTCACCGCAATTTCCACAATTAAATACTTGAATTGGTGCTATAACTTCTTGTCCAGTTGGTGATATTATTGCTGATAACTTTTTTATTACATAACCCTGAATAAAAATCTTATTATTACATTCTTGACAAGTCATGGTTTCAGCATCACTCAAATCAACTTTAACTTGTTGTTTTGGTAATGGTTTCATTGGTTTTGTACTCATTGTAATCTCCCTAATATTTTTGATACAGTAGCAATAAAATTAATCTCCTTATCCACCACTAATACATCTTGATAAGCACCACTTGATATATCTGCTATGACTTCTGATATCTTATCACCTGTAAAGGTTTCTACTTCATCATATAGCAATCTAAACAATTCCGTATAATCTGTAAAACTACTATCGGCAATCAACTTTCGAATTGATCTGATATCAGATTTATTCCTAATCATTTCTAAAAACTGAAGTTTAAATTCATTATGTAACATCCCATGTTTATCAATCTTCAACTTCCCATCTATTACTTGTCTTTGTAAGTCATTAATGATTTTACGTAAATCAGGATAACCAGCCGTAACCACAAGTGCCAAATCATCTATTTGAAAATCTATTCCCTCAGTATGTAATATCGTATATACATGAGAAGCAACTTCTTTCTTAGATGGTGGTATTATCTTGTAAGTCTGACAACGACTTTGTATTGGTTCAATAATTTTCTCCACGTAATTACAGGTTAAGATAAATCGACAATGAGCAGAAAAGGTTTCCATTAGATTACGGAGAGCTGGTTGGGCAGAGTTTACATTTAAATAATCCGCTTCATCCAGGATGACTATTTTCATAGGTTTGAAACCAATTGAAGAAGCAAAAGTCTTCAACTTGTCTCGAACCAAGTCTATATTTCGTTCATCCGACGCATTAATATATAGATAATCACACTCAACATTATTAACAATAATCTTAGCAAGTGTGGTTTTGCCGCCACCAGCTCTACCATATAATAGTAAATGTGGTACATTTCCATCTTCTAAAAACCTTTCAACTTTAGCTTTAAGGTGTTCATTACCGACATAAGTCGATAAATCTTGTGGTCGATATTTTTCAACCCATAATCCATGTGATTCCATCTTATACCTGTTGTGATACTAACCAATACTTAACATTGAAATCATCAACATTAAATTCAATATAAGCCAAACCTTTGTCTGAAATCTGTAATGTTGCTTGAGAACACTCTTTATTGGCATTCAATACTTCTTTGAAAAGATTTGCATTAAATACTATAGATTCAGTTAAAGCAACTGCACCACTTTGAGTCTTAATACTAATTCTATTTGAATTAATATCAGTATAACCAATTATAAATTCCAAACCACCGTCAATTGGTTTAATAACAAATGTTTCAA